TGCCGCTAATAAACTCATTGGTCTTTCTAAATATACTCGTATCGCACAATGGTGTGCTCGTCGAGGAACACTACAAGAAGAACTCTGCAACGACATTGCCCGAGAAATTATGAAGGCAACTGATAGCGAAAATGTTGCTGTTTATATTCAAGCAACTCATGGATGTTGTGAAAATCGTGGCATTATGGCACACTCTAGTCTTACGCAGACTACAGTACTTAAAGGTGCGTTTAACACCGATGGCAATACAAAGAAAGAGTTCTTTGATAACATTAAATTACAGCAAGAATTTGCACCAAGATAAGGAGATCTAAAATGGCAAAATTAAACAAACTAGCAAAAGTAAATGAATCAATTACTATCAATCGTTACGATAATGGTTGGATGGTAGAAATTGGTGGGCGAGACAAAAAGCAAGATTGGAAGAACACCAAGACTATGTGCAATTCTGAAGAAGAAGTACTTGCAGTGGTCAAAGAGTGGAACTCAATGGAATTAGATACTTAAGGAGAAATATTATGTTTGAAACAAACTTTACAGGCGACGACGTGTTAAGTTACCGCAGTGCTAGCGAAATTAATTCAGCAATGGGTCGTGTCTACGGACATATGAGCCTAGCTGTTATTGTATCGATGCTAGTTAGTTACTGGGTCGGAACTACTCCAGAATTATTGCAGTTCTTTTTTACAGGCGTAACAAAATGGATTGTAATCTTTTCACCGCTATTAGCAATATTTGGTATTTCTGCGGTATTAGCTAACAATCCCAGTAAAAGTGTAGCACAGTTATGCTTGCACGGATTTGCGGCGCTTATGGGATTGAGCTTTGCCACAATCTTTGCTGTGTTTACTATGGGTAGTATTGTGTCAGCATTTATGGGTGCGGCAATACTGTTTGGTGTGATGAGTGGTTATGGTTACTTTACTAAAAAGGATCTAAGCTCAATGGGCCAGATGATGTTTGTTGGTTTGATTGCTATTGTGATTGCCAGCATTGTAAACATCTTTATTGGCTCAAGTGTTATGGCTATGGTTATTAGTGCTTTGGCTATTATCATCTTCTTGGGATTAACGGCTTATGACACACAACGTATCCGTGAAGCAGTCAGTGTTGACACTAGCCCAGCTGTAGAAGTAACAGGCGCATTAAGTTTATATATGGACTTTATAAACTTGTTCTTGAACTTGTTACAGTTGTTTGGCGATAGGAAATAATTATGAACTCCGTTGACATGGCTAATAATTTAATTTTTAGAGCTAAACACATAGAAGAGTTTACAGTTACTACTGAGGTGCCGGATGATTTTAGATTCAACGGACTTGTACCATTTGACATGCAAATAACAGGTAGTGTACTTGAAGCAAAAGTTTGGGCTATCAATTTTGACGAAGCCGTTAGCACATTACATTCATTCTTAGAAACATGTAAATGAAATACATTACCAACATAACAGGCGAGATTAAGCTTCCCTGGGAACCCGGTTTGTTAGAATGGCTTCAGGAACAATATCCTGCTTCAAAGTATCGCATAGTGGAGTCTATATGAAATGGATGTTATCTTGGTTAGAGAAGAATGGTAGAAAGCGTGTTATTTTTGACAGAATAAACGATGAACCATATCTTGAACGTTATTATATCTTCCTAAAAGACAGACAGCGTTTTCCCTTTAATGCTTTTATACACAAGTTTCTTAAGTCAGATCCAGATGATGTTCATGATCATCCTTGGCCTTATGCTACACTGATCCTCAAAGGTGGTTATTGGGAATGGGTTCCAGTTTTTAATTCAATTGATGAAAAAGTTGGTGAGATTGCAAAGTGGAGAGGTCCTGGTCATTTTAGGATTTGCGGTGCTAACAGTTATCATAGAATTGAACTAGATCCAAATATTACCGCATGGACTTTGTTTATGCCAGGGCCGCAGAAACGTGAATGGGGATTTCTTGTTAAGAACAAGTGGATTCACAATGACATATATCTTACCGAAAGAGCAAAAAAATGAATAATCAAGAAAGAGAAGTAATGAATATCCTTAGCGAAGAATGTGCTGAGGTAATTCAGGCAGTTAGTAAGTGTCATAGATTTGGGTTACACAATTACAAGCCGGGTAAACCAAAAACTAACTGTGAACACTTAGAAGAAGAAATTGGCGATTTGCTAGCTATGGTAGATATTCTACTTGACATAGGTGTGGTTAATCAAGTATCATTAGACGTAGCAAAAAAAGCTAAAATTGAAAAACTAAAACAATGGTCTACCATTTACGAAAATGTATAAAACAATATATACCGAAGTTGAAGTTGATGTCGAGCTATCGGAGTTCGACACTGATGATCTCATTGAGGAACTAGAAAGCCGCGGGGCTGGCATTGTCGAGTTTGGTGATGGCAAAGAGATTCTAGAAGCGATTTATGAAAAACGCAGACTGGGTAAAGATTATCAAATAGAATTAAACCAATTAATTTGGTTAGGATTAGGAAAGATTGTATGAGTAAAATTAAGATAGCAGAATTATTTTATAGTATACAAGGTGAAGGACGTTACATGGGTGTACCGTCTGTGTTCTTGCGTACATTTGGATGTAACTTTACCTGTCAAGGTTTTGGTATGCCACGTGGCGAACTATCTAATGAACGTGAAGCTATTGCAGAGCGTATTCTAGAATTTAAAGATTATAATGAACTTCCATTAGTAAGTACAGGTTGCGACAGTTATGCAAGTTGGGATGCTCGTTTTAAAGATCTTAGCCCGCTAGTCGAAACTGATGGCATCGTAGAACGCATTATGGAAATGTTGCCACACAAAGAATGGCATGATGAACATCTTGTCATTACTGGCGGCGAACCATTGCTAGGTTGGCAAAAACAATATCCAGATTTGTTAAGACATCCTAAGATGAAAGGTTTGAAAGAACTTACGTTTGAAACTAACGGAACAATGCGTCTTACTACTGCATTTAAAGAATTCTTAGCAGACTGGGCATTTGGCGGCGACGAGAGAGAAATTACATTTAGTGTAAGTGCCAAACTTCCTTGCAGTGGCGAGCCGTGGGACGATGCTATTAAACCAGAGCGAGTAGTTGAGTATGAGCAATACGGTACAGCTTATTTGAAGTTTGTTATTGCTACAGAGCAAGACTTTGCTGATGCTGAATGTGCTATTGCCGCTTATCGTACAGCAGGATTTAAAGGGCATGTTTATCTAATGCCAGTGGGCGGTGTAGAAAGTGTCTACGCAATGAATAATCGTAATGTAGCAATATTAGCTATGAAAAACGGTTTACGTTACAGTGATAGGTTGCAGGTGCCACTATTTAAAAATGAGTGGGGAACTTGATGAATAAGTTTATTAAAAAGATATTTGGCATCGATAAAATTGAAGCTGAAGTAGCCGAAGCAACTAAACAAAAAATTGAAGCCGAAGCCGAAGCCAAACAAGCCAAAGAAGATGCACGAAAAGCTAAACTAACACCCAAAGATCTTGCTACAGAAAAAGGTGAGCCGTGGGTAGGAGTACTAGATACAAAAGTAAATCCGGAAAATCCTCGCAATGGGTTTTTTGAACTTGACTGGAATGAACATTTTGTAGTACAATTAAGATTAGCAGGCTATAAAGGTGACGACGAAGAGGCAGTAGTTGATTTGTGGTTCCAGGACCTTTGTAGGAATGTAGGACAAGAATCAGGTGTTGATATGGACAGACGAGGTTCTGGATATATTAATGTTAATAATCTAGGTGATGGAAAAACAGAGGTCAGTTAATGACATATATTTTAGTTGATACAGCAAATACTTTTTTTCGTGCTAGACACGTAGTTCGTGGAGATACTAGTGAGAAAGTAGGCATGGCTATGCATATTATTCTTAATTCAGTTAAGAAAGCATGGCAAGACTTTGATGGCAGTCATGTAGTATTCTGTTTAGAAGGTAGATCGTGGCGTAAGGATCATTATGCACCTTACAAGCGAAACCGCACCGATGCTCGGGCCGCGCACAGCCCTCGCGAAGCTGAGGAAGAAAAACTATTTTGGGAAACGTTTGATCAGTTTAAAGATTTTGTTACTAGCAAAACAAACTGTTCAGTATTACAAAATCCTCAACTAGAAGCAGATGATCTTATTGCAGGATTTATCCAGGCGCATCCCAATTCGAATCATGTTATCATATCAACTGACGGCGACTTTGCACAGCTCATTGCGCCGAACGTAAAACAATATAATGGTGTAATGGAAATTACAACCACGCATGAAGGATATTTTGATGCTAAAGGTAAACCTGTCGTTGATAAGAAAACTAAACAAGTTAAGCCGGCGCCGGATCCATCCTGGTTGTTATTTGAGAAGTGTATGCGTGGAGACACCTCCGACAACATCTTTAGTGCTTATCCGGGAGTACGTGAGAAAGGCACAAAGAATAAAGTTGGTCTCCGTGACGCATTTGCCGACCGTGACAAGCGCGGATATTCTTGGAACAATATGATGCTTCAGCGTTGGACCGACCACGAAGGTGTTGAACACAAGGTACTAGAAGATTATAATCGTAATGTTAAACTATGCGATTTAACTGCACAACCTGCTGAGATTAAAACTATAATCCAAGAAACTATTAATGCAGAAACTAGCAAGGAAAAAAATATTCCACAAGTAGGTGTTCGTCTGTTAAAGTTTTGTGCAGAATATGACTTACAAAGAATTAGCGATAATGTACAAGGTTACGCTGACCCGTTAAATGCAAGGTATACAAAATGAACGCAGTTGCTAAGGTACTTGTTCCAAATAAAATATGGATCGTTGAAGATGGCGGTCAAAAAGTTGGAACACTAAACAAAGAGAAAAAGGGATTCAGTTTTTATCATAAAGGTCAGAAAATGGACTTTGATAAAAAAGGTATCAAACAACAATTTGGAGAAAGTATTACTGAAGAGATTGAGAAGATTGTAAAGATTTCTAAAACAGTAA